GAAAAGGAAGACATCCTCAAAAAATAAAAACTTCAAAGGTTACATAAAGAAACAGATATGTGAGAAGTGTGGGTTCAAAGCAACGTACCCAGAACAATTAGATGTATATGTTATTAATAATAACCCACTGATGGTTATGAATCTAAAAACCGTGTGTTTAAATTGTGAAACAGAGTTGCAACATACTAAGAATTGGCCACAAGGGGATTTAATCGCGGATTACTAACCTATCTTTGTAATCTTTAATCTTTTAATCGTGTCTTGTAAGATATCAATCTGATTTACACAATCTTCTAACGCATGGTGACTATTTCTTAATTTTTTCGTTGGATTCATTTTAATTATAGTTCTACAATCAAGTATATCCCAAAATTTCCATGGGTGCGAATACCCATAATCTTTGTACGCATCTTCTAGAATGGGGATATCAAAGCCAACACCCTGTGACCATACCTTACTTGATTTCCTAACTAGTTTAGATAATTCACCTAACGCAATATTCAATGGGATACGATTATCCTCACCAAATGCTTCATCCTGTGCATCTTTATGTTGTTTTGACCACCAATTCAGTGTTTCTTCACTTTCATGACGTGTTGACTGTGATTCTATATCTATTCTAGAATAGAATGTATGCTGTGTGTATATGTTATCCGAGAATGGGTCAAACCCAATGGCACCAATATTTAAAATAATAGCGTTCTGTTCAGTACTAAGTGTTTCTATATCTATCATCAAATGCATTTATACAATTATACAGTGGATTTATATAATATGCTATTTGAAATTACCGAACTATTGTTTTTAGTTTATCTTTTTTTCTTCTTTTTTATTTTTCTCGGTGCTGTTGCTTTATTCATCTTACGAATAAGTTTAGAGATAGGATTTATCTTCTTGGTTTTCTTTGATTTGCGTGCTTGTGCTTTTGATGTTCTAGCACGAGTTATTTTCATTCTAGCACGTTGTGCATAGTCCAATGGCTTACCACAATCCCTAGCGTCAGGAACTGTTCTATTTGTTCTAAACCCAGAAGTACAACGCCATGCTAACTTAGGTCCTTTCTTGGTAGACTTCCACACCATGCGGTGCTCATTTATACCTTCTGTGATTTCGTTTATTTTCATAATTAACCTATAACCCACATTAACGGTTGTGAACCGTCTGTAAAGTTCTTCAAGTCTTCAATCAATTGCATCATTTCAGCAGTTGCTTCTGCTTTAAGTTGAGAACCGTTTAATGCTGTTCCGCCTTGTGGTCCACTAATACTAGCAAACTTCTCGCGTGCTTCGCCCATAATTTGTTTTGCTGAACTGTACGTGTACTCTCTAATCCACTGACTTGTTTGATGGTCTTGTAGTAATGTTGTTTCTGGTTTATTATTGTACGTCCAAAGTAGTACAACCTCACCGTCGCCTTTTGGGTCTCTAATCAAACGTAACTTACGTGTTACAGGTTCGTATGTGTAGTTCATGTACGCACCAAACATTCTAGCCGCTAATTCCACGTACTGTGTGTACATTTCATATGTTGCTAGTCCACCAGAATAAGTGAAGTTTAATAGATATACATTTAATGTTGCTGAACTAAATGGGTCGAAACTTGAACTGTACGGACCATTTGTACTTCCCATTGTACGTCTGAATACTTGTCTTACGTGTGAAATTTCAGCGGGAAGTGTGTACTCGTTTACGTTCTGTTGTAACTCTACCCAAGTGTAACTTTCTTCAGTAGCGTTTTGCGCACGTTGTCTATATGTACCTAATGCATTTTTGTATGCAATTTCGTAGTGAGCAGGGTCTAACTCTAAATCAATTATACCTTCGCCTAATCTTAGGGCGGTATAATCAAATATATCTTGTTTTAGTTCTAGTAGCGTTGGCATATGACAAACTCTTAATGTTTATCATATATTTATGCTAAAGTTTAGTTAGTTTAAGTTGTGTGATTATTCATCATATAACTTACTTGAATACCCCATGTACTCCAACTCTTCGCCACCATTTTTAACTATGTCAATTGCTTTCTGTTTTGCTTCTTCTAACGAACTAGCAGTTACGTTAATCACATTTTCATGCGTTTCCCTAACTAATATTTGGTATTCTGAACTTTCTTCATTTACTTCATTTACTTCATTTACTTCACGCATATCAATATCCTGCAAATCATAACCCTCAAGTTCGTATTCATCCACCAACTCCATCGCTTCATCTTTGGTTAGGTGACCAAAGGTGTCACTTACTAGTTCACCAAATACATATACAGCATAATACCTCTCCACATTAGAGTCTTCCACTTCGTTAATTTTGTTTAAATCATTTCTGATGCTTTCTTGTAAGTTCATGTTATTTTCCATGTTAAATTACTATTGTTGTATTTATGTTTTTATGTTAATAGTTGAGTTGTTCTGCTCCGTGGTCGTGTTCTTTACGTTCCCAATTAGCAACCTCTTCTTGTGTCATTACAGTCAAACTCCACGGACCTTCTGCGTACTCTTGTACATCTTCTACTAACGTAGCAAGTGCATCTAAAGTAGCATCAATCTCAGTTAAACTAGTTGATTCAAATTGGTCACAATCTCTGCCCCAACGCTCAACTGACATTTTGCCATTGGCACTGTTGTCTTCAATAAGTTTGCGCCATGCCCAAACGTTATCCTTTGACTCCATAGTAATTGTACGATTATGCTTGGCGTGTGTGCGTCTTGCAAATTCTTGTTCTTGTTCTTCGTATGTCATGTCATTTCTCCTATGCTTTGATGTATTGATTTTCAATCGCTTCATTTGAGTATTCCATTAGCGTTTTATTCGCCTCCCAGTGAATATCACGCTCAATACCCAAATTAAACGGAAGTCGAACCTGTTCCAACTCCTGTAATGCCACGTTCCCTAATTCGGGGCATCCAACACCTAAGTCACACAAACCAAACATAATACCATGTTCATCCATGTCTGTGATTAACCAAGTCCCTACGCCTGTTGGGTTAAAAAACTTAACAACAGGTTTAACACTTCTTGAAAATTTCTCACCCCCGAGCATATTCTCTTCTTCTTGTTTAATATAATTACTTTTTAATTTTTCTTCAATTGCTTTTGTTAATAGTTTCATGTTATTGTCCTTTTTTGTTTTTGTTAGGTGTATTATACCATGAATAAAATTAATATGTTGAATTTATTTCAAAACTGCTCTAACATTCTTTGGTGCATTTCTTATCGTACCATAATGTGACTTAACCATGTCACGTACTATACGCTTTGCTCTCGCGAATCGGTAACTAACTTCGGTCATAGAACGTTGCTCTTCATTTAGTACCTTGGTAATTCGAATTGGGTGTTCAATTAATATGAGTTGTGTCCACTTACGACCTTCCTTGACGATGATGCCATGTCTGACCCCTCGATTCGAATTGTACTTAACTACTTTCATGCTACCTCCTTAACTAAAACTCTGTAATGTGCTTTTTGAATGTTGTATCCACCTGCGATAATAGAATAAACATTTACCCTTGCTTCTTCGCCGATTACCGTGCCGTTAATTGAACCGTCTGTTCCGATAGTTAAATTAACATCTTTAATTTCGCCCGACTTCTTTTCAATTCTAGCAATAAACTGCACTTTCTTCGATTTAACTTCTTTATCAAGTAACTTATCTAAGAACTGTGTGCCACGCTTTTGATTGTAATCGTAATTTATATTTTCTAAAATATATAAATCTGATTTGGTTTGTTTTTTGTTAAATGCTTTAAGTGCATCTTGCGCTTCTACGTACTCTGGCTCAAAAACTGTATTAGAACTAACACAATTGTAATTGTACTTCTCCATTAACACCCATCTAACATCGTGTAACTTACGTTGTTCGTTATATAATTCTGTGTAGTAAGTAAATGATGCTTGTCTCCATGTTGCTAAGAAAGTGTCGATTGCTTGTGTGTTTTGCATTTTTGTAATTCCTTTTTTTATTCTTATACTGCGTATTATACCATAAAAAAGTGATTTGTGCAAGTATATTTTACATCAACACAATAAAAAAGCACCCCGAAGGGTGCTTTGTGATAGGATTTTGGATAAAATTAGAATATTTTCAAAAGAATTAGATTCTCATTGAATCTACCTGACGTTTTTATCTCAACTGCCTTAATATTCTTAAAAAACTTCCTAGTATTTGGTTTACTAGACTTCATGAACTCTTTTAACTGTTCTTTTGGCTTCCGAAGGGTCTTAATACATGACTCAGATGCGCTAAATCCAATGATTGAACTGTTTTTAACAGTTAGCCCACCTGATAACTCATCTGCCTTGTAATAGTGTAATTTTCGCTTCTTAGTGTCGTACACAAACATCTCTTTAGACTCAGGAATTTTAGTTGGTGATAAACTCTTTAACCCCAACTCACTAAACTCTTTCATGTACTTCAATTTACCTACCAATTTAGCAATAGGTACTGCTTTTCGCTTTGGTTTCGCTCTAGTTGACTTCTTGTACGTCACATAACTATGTAAATCATGTATCACCAATTCACAGAACTTAATTAGATTACGTATTTGTAACTTACCAAAATTACTGTACGATTCTAGTAAGTCTTTATCTTCCGTGGTTTGCAATTCTTCGTATTCTTTCTTTTGCTTCTCCCACGGGTCAAGCAATAATGAAACATGCTGTGGTAACATCGTCGACAACATTAATGTGCCAATTGGTTTAATCTTATGCTTTGCTTGAACACCATCACTGATGTAATCATCTAATAAACCTTCCAAATCCCCACCAACAATCATTGCTTTCATCTGCATGATTTCTTGAACGTTTGGTTTCTTTGGGGAATTCTCTATTTTCTCATCATTAGTTTTTTTCACTTCTTTTGCGACGACAACCAATCTATCTATTTCGGCATTGATGGTATCAATCTCATCATCCAACAAAATGAAACCATTCATTGACATCTTTATAATCCATGCAACACTTTTATTGAATTGATGGTCATGTACTTTTTTGATTAAGTTAATATTTGGATTTTTATTTTTAGTTAGGTATTCACATACCATCACCTTTGCTTCTTTGTATCCATTGAAGTAATTGTAGTAATTAAACGTTTTAATTTTGACGATACTTCTATCATCATCCAATGGTTGTGATGTTTCATCCCACGATGGTTCGGCACCAATGCCCTTTTGGTCTAATGTTTTTCCTCTTGCCATTCTTGTATGTGTAATTTTAAGTTTATTTTAGTAATTAGTTATCAAAATGTAATATTTTATGCAATTAATCCTACAATAAACTCACAATTTAACAAAAATGGTAAGAATAGTTCTGCATAAATACATGAATAAGAATTCATTTACATGATATGCCTAGATTAAGTTTATACCGCCAAAATAAAACGAGTGATTACAGATTCTTAGATAGAACTATCGCGGAAATGTACACGGTTGGTGGCATTGACATATTCATACACAAATATTTAGGTCCAACTCCGACAGGAGATGCTACTATATCACCAAGTGCTGAAAATTTCGATGCTACCCAACCAGGGTCAACAACAACAGACCCTACCTTTATTGAAGATTTATTACTTCTTGAAAACAGAGACAGAAGTTATGATTCCGATGTGTACCAAATGCGTGGTGTTTATAATATCCAAGATATCGACTTCGATTTAAGTCAATTCGGCTTATTCCTACAACAAGATACTTTATTCATTACGTTCCATTACAATAACATGATTGATACAATGGCACGTAAGTTGATGGCTGGTGATGTTATTGAAGTTCCCAACTTAAAAGATTTTCACCCACTAGATACATCTATACAAACTGCATTGCCGAAATTGTATGTAGTGCAAGATGCATCATTTGCCAGTGAGGGTTTTAGCCAAACATGGCAACCACACTTATGGCGTGTTAAAGCGACTCCACTAGTAGGTAGTCAAGAATACAAAAGTGTTTTGGATATATATGCCAACCCTGCTGATGCGGATGGAAATATATGCGATAGTGTAGATAGTATTAATATAACCGTCGATAGTGATTTATTCACAGCAGATGATTATTCTGCGGGAACAATTAACGACTTAATAAGCACACATAATAAGAATACAGAAATTAATGAGGCAATTGTAACACAAGCAGTTGCTGAGTTACCACTTAGTGGTTACGATGTTAGTAAATTCTACATAGAACCTGTCGGGGGTGATAATATTCCCGATGATAGTCATGGAGTCTCGGTTGACAACACGTTGCATACTGCTGACTCGGACAAAACCAAAGCAGACAAGTCATCAATAACACCTGTCGCCAATGGTTGGTTAACCGGATACCTAACAGGTAACTCACTACCACCAAATGGCTTACCCGTCACACCAGGTACTGTATTTCCATCGAATGCATTAGTAGGCGACTACGTACTTCGTTTAGACTACTTCCC